TTAATAGTAATAGCACCAGTTGCGGTATCCACAGCAGTAATAGTAGCACGAGGACCAGCGGCACGATCTACAGTGGAAGTAATGTAAACTTCACCACCCACTACAAAATCAGTAGGATCAACAACATAGATTGTAGTACCAGAAGTGTAGGCTTGAGCAAGATGAGAGGTAATGGTGTAGGAAGCATTATAAGGAACAATAGAACCAACACCAAGAATCTGAGCAAGCGCACCCGGAGCATTATTGACCAACTGAGCTTCAGAAATATTCTGAGTCTGAGCTAGATCACGAATACCAGAATCCTTGATAAGAGACTGAATCAAGCGACCATTAAGGAATACGTTAAGGTCGAGAAGTTCAGTCTCAAGGGAGTCCATAAGACGGTTACGTAAGTTGAACATGTCTCCAAAAACATCCCGATCAGCAACTTCACCAGAAGAACCATACCAACGAGCAGTCGCACCAAGAGTCACCTGATGAGAAGTAGGAATCCCCCAAGAAACAGAAGCAAAAGTGGGAGTGGCAGAAGAGGATTTAATGGCATAAGACATTGAGCCGTCGAACAACATTTTACTGAAGAGATACTCTCTGCGACGATCATTAGCATAAAGCAAACGATTCATAAGACGAGCAATTTCAGTCTGACCAGACATTTTTTGCTCGCGGGTTCCAGGCTGACGAAGATTATTAAGAAACTCCTCGCCTAGGAAAGCTGTCTGTGTGAAGTAAGCGGCCTTTGCAGAATGCTTACCGACACCATCTAGCCCAATACTAGGGCCGCGAGAACCACGGGCCACAAAGGGGATCATTTCCGCAGAACCATACCGGCTCTCCCATTCCAGGGAATCGCTCGGCGCATTATTAGTGGGGAACATATTACTCAACACCATAGAAGGTGGAGTAGGAGTTTTTTCAATAAACTTATTTAATACACTAAGTTGCAGCTCAGGAATTACTTGACCTTTTGGCATATTATTTACCTCCCCTTACTTTACGTAGGCGCGATTGCCAAATTTTACAACGCCAAGCGCAGTAATTGCATCAGCGTCAAGGTTAAACAGAGGGGGAGAATAAATAATGGCGTTAGCAACAATAGCAGACGCCTGACCACCCTTTGCGGTAGAGCCATAGCCAGTATCTACAGGCTTATCAAGAATGAACTTGGCTGTAGAGAATTTGCCAGAACTACCAGTTTTAACATAAACGTGAGCGTTATTAGCAGTAGTAAAAGCAGCAGTACCAATTGCATTAGTAAAAGTAATTGTTGCAACACCGTTGGTTACAGAAATATCAGTAATAGCCCCAAGGTCTTGATAAGAAGGAGTATCTTCACCGATAATCAGAACATCGCCAACAGCGTACTTGCCAGATTCGGCCTCACTCACAGTCAAAGTGGTAGCTGTAGATGCCACATCAGCCAGACAGGGAGAAGTAGCAACATCATCAGAATAGGTTGTTTTAACATAGGGAACAAACTCACCGTTGGCATCTTCAGCAACAACAGTGCCTTGTTCAATCAGACCATAGCCCTTCTTCATCTTGAGAGAAGCAAGCATGGTTGCATCATTAGGAAATCCATCAGTATATAGATGGGTAACATCGTATTGTACGCCACGATTAACTTGTGGAGTATCACCGTGAGTTACTTTAGCAGCATCAGTAATAGCCATAATTTATACTCCTTTATTACCGAACCAGACCAAGGAGAACATCGGCAGTAGCTTCAGCTTCCTTGTCGTCAAATTCGGTTTCACCAGCAATTTTCTTGGTAAAGCCGCCGCCGCCGCCCTGAACAGCATCTTCATCGGTAGCAGTTTCAGCCCAAAATTCAATTTCTTTTTCAACAGCAGCAACAAAAGCATCCTTGTCAAATTCGCCTTCAACAAAATACTTTTCACTGGAAACAAACGCCTTCACCTTTTCGTGCAGACGTTCAGGAATACCAGCCTCCTTGAGCTTGGAATCCCAAGTAGCATCCGCAAATTCCTTACGGGCCTTTTCTTCAGCAATGGTCTTTTCTTTTTCGTACTGCTTAACAGTTTCTTCAAGAGATTCGATCTTTTCATTAAAAGATTTCTTCTCGGCTTCATGGTCGGCAATAAGTTGGTCTTTTTCTTTAGCAAACTTATTGGTAGCATCTTCTAGAATAAGATCAGTAAACTTCTGAGCCTCTTCTGGATGCTCTTTACGGAAAGTTAGATAATCCATAAAAGTCTCCATTTGATTTTGATTTTGATTGTCTTTATCATTGAGAGATGAAATAAAAACAGAAGTGTCTAATTCCACTTCCCCCTCTCCTGCCTCAGTAAACATTTTAGAGCTTGTATGTTCATCAGCACCAAACACACAGACGGAGCATTCCCTGAAATTGGTTTGTCTCCAAATATGCCCTGGACCTTTCAATACTCGCCCATTAACCATAGCTTCCTCGCCTTCTTCAATAAACTCAATCTTAGTCGGTTTACCAGAAATAGAGGCTTGAAATGGAACACCTTTTTTAGAAAATTCTTTAAACTTCTTGGTCTTTTCACTATCTACAAAAGTCACCTCATTTTCAGTAAAAACCAATCCCCTATCATTAATAGTTGGCTCGGTTGAATAGCCAAGAATAGAATCTAAATCAAAATGATCATGGGACCACAGAATTGGAAATTTTTCCTTGAAAGAAAACCCATCCAAATCAAAAGCGAGGTTGCCCCAATACCAGTGGTTTGGAATAACTTCCCCACTATATCCGACCATTTCAAATTTAGAAACTTTCTCTGATTCATCATCTGAAAATGAACAATGAATATCTGTGTCAAGCAAAAAGTTAAAAGCATTTTTAGGTACTTTTACTTTGTCTGTCATTTCATTTTCCTTTTTCATTCGTTTAGTCACACATAGGTACTAAATTTACAGTTTCGTATTATAACAAAAACAAAATAAAAAGTCAATAGAAAATATAACCTTATTTTATGTAATATTAAAATAAAATTAAAAATCTTCATATGCCCATTTTTTCATAGCTGCAAACCATAAAATGGTATCAACATATGCAACTGTTTGCCCGGAATAAAATGCTATCTTTTCACATAAAATCTGAGGATTAGAAAATTTCCATTTTAAAGCTAATCTTTTTAAATGTACGTCTGGCTTACAATAATCAACTATTCCCAAATTTTTACAAAGTTGATATACTAAAGCCTCTCCACGAAAATAAGGGAGAGTAGATAAAAATTCAATTTTTTCTTTATTAGAAAAACACTCGCAATATACTTGCCACCATTCTTTATAATTTTCTTCCCATTTTTTTATCGCATTGTATTTATTACGATGATTACAAATACCTTTATTCAAATATAAACGTTGCATAGATCGAGCAGCTTTATATGATATACCAGAACAAAAAATAATCCAGGTTGCTTCACCAAGCATGACCCCTGCGGACACACAGGGTTGTAGATTCTTCGCCCAATTGGCATGAATTATCCCTTCTTCATCAGAGATAACCTTACTTTCTAAATAATTATAAAAATCTATAAATTTATTCATATCTAACATAATCATTTTTAATCTTGTCTTTAATTAAGTTGTTCATCCATTCAGAACAATCTGAAACTATATTCGCACTAAAAGAATAGGATTCCCAATAGGGCCTAAACACTTTATATCTATCAGTTAAATCAATTCCATAAATATAAATAGTTTTATACCCTAAGTTCTCCAAAACATTTAGTGCATATAGAGAAGAGCTTCCGCATCCATATTCAGATGGGTAATAACATATTTTAGGATTTCTAATTCTGGAAGTTGATATAAAATAAATATTAGAACAATTATATCCATTCTTTTTTCTCTTTAGTAAATTTTTTCCAAAATGTTGTGGATGAAGACTTATCCAATAAGATATATCTGAATATACCAATATCCAGCTTCATTTACAACTGCTACTGGAATATTTTTTTCTACTAGATTAACATTTTCTTTACTAGGGCCATCTCCTATTAAGACAACAGAATCAAAAATCCTATCATTTTTTAATTCATCAAATGGTGTAGTAACTAACTGTCCTTTTGGATATTCAAAACCATCTGGCAAAGATTGATACCGGCCTAAATTAGTTATTGCTCCTTTACGGAAAGTTCTACCACACCATTTATAGTTATCTAGTTTGCAGCGAATAGGAATCATTTGTTATTTCTTTTCAGGTGTGTTTTTTGGATTCTCAATCACATTCTCTTGCTTTGTTTCAGCATCCATGTCTTGAATTAAGTCAGGATACATTTCTTCTTCTTCAGCACTTTTGAGGCGCATTGCCTT